CGCCGCCGTGGGGAAAGGCGGTTTTTCCGAGTCTGTCAACGCCAAAATGGGGTGGAAATTGAAGAGCAAAATCCATGAAGGCCCGGACTGCCACTACCGCGCCACTTTCTGCAGTGCCGTCTTCCTTCCCACCAGCATCGGCTATGTCATGGCTCCAAAACTCGGCCGCTGGTTGATCCGCATGGGGTTCTACGTTGACCCCCCATCTTACAAGAACAAAGAACTTCGGTCTCTGGTGCGCGGCGACATGATGGGCCGCCGTTCTTGGGTCCAAGCTTATCCGTTTTTACGTGAGCTGGTTGAGCGGCAACTACAACTTACCGAGGGTGCCGTTGGTAAAATACGACCCAACCGGCGCTATGCTGACTGGCACGGCGTAACCAGCACCTTCACCGAGACTGATGAGACCTGGCATTTCATGAACACCCGGTATGGACTCAACCGAGATGACTTGCGCACGTTCCAAGCTATGCTTATGCGCGTCACTTCGCTCCCAGCCATGGTGAACTTCACTCAATTTGTCCCTGCAATTAACCTGGACAATGATCGCGACCAGGAAGACTCGGATTTTTAATGCCTCCTAGGCAAGAGGCTGTAAACTGCCATATTGCAGAATGGTTCGCTTAGTTACGCGACCCTGCCGGGTCGTTAAAAATAGGTGCCCACCTGCCGGGCTCGTTAGGCAGGTTCTGCATTACAGTTAAAGTAATTTGCAATCCAACATCAGTTATTTCCCCCCCCTTTCCTCTCATTTTTCCTCATCTTATGTCATGCCAGGGCATAAATCATTTCGCAGGACCATGTCCGTATCATCTCAGGGTTTTAACACCCAACGACGACGCAAAGGGAAGCGCCGTAATCAGCCTCGCCCCGCCCCTCGTCCGGCCCCTTCCGCACCAGTTGTTAATGCTCCCACCGTCCGTCCTGGTCGAGCTCCAGGTCTCATCGGCGGGATCGGTCGTGCAATTGGAAGTGCCTTTGGACTGGGCGGCGTGGGTCAAGCAGCTGGCGACTGGATTGGCCGAATCACCGGTATGGGTTCCTACAAAATCCGCGGCAATTCAGTTCTTACAGGAGCACCATTGTTTGGACCCACCGGAAATATCCGACTCAAGCACCGAGAGTACCTCGCGGACATTACCGGTTCTACAAATTTCCAAACGAACACTTACGCCATCAACCCAGGACTCTTTGCTACCTTTCCATTTCTTTCCGCCATCGCCCAAAACTATCAAGAATATCGAATGCACGGGCTGGTGTTCTACTTTAATAGCACTTCGGCGACCGCGCTTAACAGCACCAACACCGCGCTTGGAACAGTCATCATGTCAAC